CGTACAGTATCAAAGTATACGTCTGTAAACTCTTTAATATCATATCTCCATTGAAAGCAGTGATCTTTACACCACTCTCTCACTGCACGCCGAAGGTCAGTATGTGCATCAGTGTCATAGTCGCTAAACGGTATCCATTTACGTTTATGATCTACAATCTCTTGGGGTGTCATAGGTCTATCCAATTCTTGATGAGTCATTTTTGTTTACCTCTCTTTGCATTTTATTATAGTCTTGTTTGACTTCCCACATAGCTTGTGCATCCATATGCATAAAAAGACCTCCTAGGCATAAAAGTAAAAAGCCTAAACCTATTATAATTGCTACAATAATCTCAAACATTACACATTCTCCCATAATATGTCGGTGAGTATAACCTCATAGGCATATGCTTCGACCTCCCAAGGAGTCTCCATATACTCCAGATCTACGCAGTCGATAACTACTTTGTTGTGCTTCCAAACATGATCGACCATGTTGATCTGACCCTTGCAAAACTGCTTAGCATGTACTAACTCATGAGCAATATTGCTTGCAATTTCGTGAGGCTCGTATGCTACTTCTTCTTCGCCTTCAAACATCCAATGAGTAGCAACACTAACAACGGCCTCAGTTTCATCACCAATACAGAAACCTGCGTGAGTACCTAACTCTTCACCTTCATCAACAAACTTTTTAAGTTCAACATAAATAGTGTACTCAGCGTCTGCTGGGAACAAGGATACTATGCACTCATCAATAAAAGAGTGGTAGTTAGTGGTGTTTTTGCCTTCAGTAAATACGTTTATCATCTCTTTCTCCAGTTAATATAGATATTATACGCACGTTTAGGCATTTTGTCAAGAACTATTTCAAGGAAAAAGGGTTCTCTGCCAGCTTCTCTTGCCTCTTTCTCTCTCTCGCAACAGCAGAAGCTCTACGTTTTTGCTTTCGAGAGGCTGGTTTTTCGTAATACTCTTTCTCTCTATAGTCATAAAGTTTGTTGCTATCATTGATCTTGCGCTTAAAAATACGCAGTGCTTGCTCAATATTGCCATTCCTTACTTTAACATTCATCCATCGTCCTCTCTATCCATATAAATCCATATAGCTAACAGAGCAAAAACTATCGTCCATTCTACTAGTGTCATTTAACAAACCTATATCCGCGCTTACGAAGGTAAGCTACCTGGTTACGAATAGCCTGTTCAGATCTATCAGGTAAAAGTGCACATACTTCTTCTATACACGCATGATAGTAATACATAGCAAGTGTTTTTCGCTCCGTATCTGTCCAAGGCTTTCTTTTATATTTTTTCATGAAGTTATTATATCGAAATGCAAGCCTGTTGTCAAGAAATTTTTTTAGCAGCTCAAAAATATATCTTGACATTTAGTGCATTTTTGAGTATAATTCACCCATAAAATATATAAAAATAGTTAGGTCAAAAAGGAAAGTTCTTGACTTATTACCCATTTGTGCGTATAATAGTTATTCTGAAGTGGACAAACCAATCCAAGAAACGGAGAATTTATGTTAGAACTAGCAGTACTAATGTTTTGTATGATAGGTTGTGGCATGACTTGCCATGCCTTAGGCAAACAAGAAGGGATTGAAAGTACTATTGAGCATCTTGTAGATGAAGGCTTGTTGCAGATAGATGAAGAATAAACTAATAATACGCGAGGAGGTTAAGCCAGACAACACCCTTACCTACGTCGTAGAAGATAAGTATACAGTATATATGCTAACAGGTAACTTAGCCTGTGCAAAAGAGTTAGTAGAAAACCTTAAACTAGAATACAACCGGGAGAAGCAAAATGCCAGCTAAATTTAAAGAATCAGTAAAAGTATTAGTAAACCGTGATGCTAAGAAGTACAAAACAATTAATTATTTTATGCACGCTACCACAACTAAAGAGTTGGTAAGTGCCTATGACAGCACAAGTACGACTCCTAAGCGCAAGCAAGCCATTCGTAACGAGCTAATTCGTCGAAGGGTATCTGTGTGAAGAAAGTAGTAATATATAGCAAAAGCAAGTGTCCCTACTGTACTTATGCAGAGGACGCTTGCAAGCAGTTATGTAAGTTAGATGGAGAGTTTAACCATGTAGTTCTAAAGCTAGATGAAGATTATACTAAGTTAGAGTTTAAGACTATCTTTCCTAATGCTAATACTGTACCACAAATTATTGTGGATGGTGTGCAAATTGGGGGATGGGATGAGTTTAAGCCAAGAGTATTGGCACGGATACAGGGAGAGTAGTCTCCCCTTTAAGCAGGCTACAAACGGGTCTTATAGACCTAAGTTCTATGGAGAAAGAAAGTTGAAAGAGAAAAAAGAGGCCGTGTGCTATTTGTGCAACATGGTTACAGCGATTAGTTGTTTAGCCTTACCGTTCATAACAATATACGCCAGCGCAGCAGGTATGTAAATATCTAAGGAGATCACATGAATAGAGAACAAGTACAAAAACAATTAGCAGTAGACGAAGGGATAGTACACGAAGTATACCTTGATCATTTAGGCTATGCCACATTCGGCATCGGGCACTTAATTACGGATAAAGATCCAGAGCAAGAGTATACAGTAGGTACTCCTATCAGCGAAGAGAGGGTAACAGAAGCTTTCCAAGCTGATCTCGATATTTCTATTGGGGAATGTAAAGTTCTCTTTGACCTGTGGGATACTTACCCAGGGGAAGTCCAAGAGATACTCGTCAATATGATGTTTAATCTTGGACGTCCTCGACTTAGTAAGTTCAAAAACTTCAAGAAAGCTGTCGATTCAGGTGACTGGGCCAAAGCTGGTATTGAAGGAAGAGACTCCTTATGGTGGAAACAAGTAGGTAATAGAGCTGAAAGGCTTATGGTAAGAATAGAAAGTGTCTAAACTTTTGATGGGAATTATAGCAGCGATGGGTAGTGCAGGTTTTCTGTACTACCAATTCGCTGTTGTACCCATGCAAAATAAACTAGAAGAACAAACGGCAGTAATCCTAGCCCAAGACCTGCGAGATCAAGAGCAGAAGGCTACAATTATCGCAATACAAGACAACATGGAGAAGACAGTAGCAGCAAGTGCTACTCTTCAGAAGCAGAATCAACAGTACGAAACTCAGATGGCCGACTACTTGGACATCTTTCGCAGACATAACATAGCGCAGTTAGCTAGTGCAAAACCTGGTTTAATGACTACGCGAGTGAACAAAGGCACGGAGAAAGTATTCAATGAAATTGAAGATATTAGCAAGCGCATTAACGCTCTTAACGATTAGTGGATGCAGTTTACTACAGCAACCTCCTCGTGAAGTAGAGATTATAACCAAACCGATAGAGATTATAATCACACAACCTATCATGCCACGACCCCTGAATCTCAAGGAGCCAAATTGGTATGTAGTATCAGACACTAGAATAGCCAACAAAGACGGCTTATACCCCGAAGGCTATACCTATTTCGATAAGTTCGTAGACGATATCAAAAAGAAGCATGGTGGCGATCTAGTGTTTATCGCAATGAGTGTAGCAGACTATGAGCTTATGTCGTATAACACACAAGAGCTAAAGAGATATATTAGCCAGCTAGGAGAAGTAATCGTTTACTACAAAGATGTGACCACTCCTACAGAGACAACAGATGGCATACAGTGATAAAGTACTAGACCACTACGAGAACCCACGCAATGTGGGTATTCTTGATGCTGATGCAAAAAACGTAGGCACAGGTATGGTAGGAGCACCTGCCTGTGGAGACGTAATGCGCCTGCAAATACAAGTAAATGATCAAGATATAATTACTGATGCAAAGTTCAAGACCTACGGGTGCGGATCGGCTATAGCATCCAGTTCACTTTTGACCGAGTGGGTGAAAGGTAAGCACATGGATGAAGCATACAAAATTAAAAATACAGATCTAGCCCTAGAGCTGGCTCTTCCTCCTGTAAAAATTCACTGTTCGGTTCTTGCCGAAGATGCAATCAAAACAGCTATACGCGACCTAAAGTCAAAAAGATGATAGAGGTAACAAATGAAGCAATTCATCAAGCAACTCGAAAGCTGCTTAAACAAGGCCGAGATTCTTTACGAGTAGGTTTGGAGCCTTCTGGTTGTGCTGGGTATAGTTATATCCTCGAGTATTATAATGGTAACGATACTGAGTATCATACACAGTTTAAGTTTGACGACTTAACTATTTATATAGACCATAAGTCTTTACCCCTGCTTACAGGCATGACCTTAGATTATGTATACGAAGGTCTCAACGAAGGTTTTAAGTTCATAAACCCTAACCTCACTACTGAATGTGGGTGTGGTGAATCTGTAAATGCTTAAAATAGTTCTTGACAAGATACCCGAACTTTAGTATAATACATATTCAATTTCAGAGAGTACCACATGAATTTATTCTATTTAGACGAAGATCTCGATAAGTGTGCAGAGTTTCATGTTGATAAACACGTCAACAAAATGATACTCGAAGCCGCACAGCTCATCAACACAAACCTCTGGATAGATCATCTATTCGGGTTTGTTCCTCGTGCTATTACCAAAGAAGAGAATGCTATTCTACAGACTACTCGTAAAGAACAGAAAGAGTTAGCTATGGAAGATCGTATTTTTCCATATCTGCCTACTATGCAAAACCATCCTAGTTGTGTGTGGGTGCGTTCTTCACTAGAAAATTACTTCTGGACTAACTGTTACGCCTTTGCTCTCGGTAGCGAAGCACACTATCGTTATGGTAGTAATCACAAAAGTCTCGCAATGCTTTATGCCTTGCCAGAACCTAAACACATGGAAGACCACGGCTTCACTAAGTTTGCCTTGGCAATGACAGAGGAGTTAAAAGACGATGATAACCCTATACAGTCTTATCGTAATTTCTATATGCTCGACAAAGCTACGTTCGCTTCGTGGAAGTATAGAAACAAACCACACTGGTGGGACGAAGAACTAGCCGACTATGACAACCGAATCTCAGGACAATAAAATGACAGTAAGATTAATATCAGCATCGCACGACAACTTATTAGAAGATATCGCAATGATGGCTAGAGTATCAAACCCTAGTAATCAGTATAATACTGAAACTTCAGAGAAATTAGTACGGTATCTAATTAAACACAACCACTGGTCGCCTTTTGAGATGGCTAGTATTACTCTGGAAATTAATACTACACGAGATATAGCGCATCAAATCGTTCGTCACCGTAGTTTTGCTTTTCAAGAGTTTAGCCAACGCTATGCCGACCCTGCGGCAATGGGATATCCTTTTGAGCTAAGAGAATGTCGAATGCAGGATGAATCAAACAGACAGAACAGTGTTGAAACTACGGATCATACTCTAACTGCAAAGTGGATACTTACTCAGAAAAGAGTTATAGCAGCAGCCGAAGGCGCATATAACTGGGCTATTGAGAATGGCATTGCTAAAGAGCAGGCCAGAGCCGTACTTCCAGAAGGCTTAACAAAGACTCGTCTTTATATGTCAGGAACTGTAAGATCGTGGATTCACTACATTGACGTAAGGACTACGCCAGGTACTCAGAAAGAACATATGGACGTTGCACGAGAGTGTGCGTATACAATTAATAAGTTCTTTCCTATGATTAAGGACTTTGTACATGGAGATTAAAGACTTAAAAGGCTTTATCAATGTAGCTCGTAGCGGAGAGCTTCCGAGGTGGGAGGC